GGCTGAGGGGCTTTTTTGTTTATCCGTGTTTTTCCCTGTTTCACCCTGTTTTTCCGTGAGAATGTGGGCAAAATGTGGGCAAAAATAGGGTGCCGAGAATGGTGTGGATACGGTGTGTCGGGGTTCCTCCGGCTTGACATTGTAACCCGTTTGGGTTACAATGGAGGAGTCGGCAAGGAAAGGAGGTGAACATGCAACAGGTTACGGAGCTGCTGAAGGCGGCGGGCGAATTTCTCGCCGGGCTCGGGGCGGTCATAGCACCCATAGCCACGGTGGTGATTGCCCTCCACCGGAAGCCCGAACCGCGCAGGCCGCCACGGAGGCGGCGCAGGCGGTGAGGAAAGGGCCTTCCGAATATCCCAACTATCCGGAAGGCCCGGCTCCCATCCTATCGCATGGGACATCATGAACGACAGACTGGGATTATGCTCGCTGGTCATGGCGCTCGGCGCGTTCGCCGCCGGGCTGTCCGGACACTCGATACCGGCAGGCGTGCTGGCGCTGTGCGCCGGGACGCTCGGATACCTGGCGGGGAGGCGGAACGGATGACGTTCGCGGATATGCTGGATGAACGGGGGATGCGGCAGTCGCAGATCGCGCGCGCCGCCGGACTTACCAGACAGCGGGTCAACGAGTGGGTCAGGGGCGTGCGCGACCCGAGGCTCATGGCGCTCGGCACGGCCAGAAGAGTGGCGGACGCGCTCGAGATGACGATCGACGAGTTCGAGTCCCGCCTCTGACGCAGATATGCAGAAGCGCCCCTCGGCTCCATGCATAGGAGTCGAGGGGCGCTTGTGTTTAGAATCTGCCGGTGTTGAGGCGGCTTTGGAGTGCTCGGGCGGTGCCGGGTCCGAACCACGAGTCCTGCGCGACGCCGAGGTGTTTCTGCAGGGCACGGATGGTGGCGGGGCCGAGGAGTCCGTCGGCGGTGAGGCTGAGCTTGCGTTGGACGGCGCGGATGAGGTTGGATCCGCCGCCACCGTAGCGCACGCACGAGTCCACGAGCGCGGGTCGGCCCCATGTCCGGCCGTCCGGCCTGTACTGGCCGCTGATGATGCCGTCCACGCTGGTGCCCATGACCTGCTGCCAGCGGCGGATGGTGGCCGGCCCGCAGGAGCCGTCTACCGTGAGCCGGCCCGTGCCGCCGCTGGATGCGGTGCCGCCGCCGGACGACGTGGCGCTGCCACTGTAGGCGGGGCGCAGGATGGCGGCGATGGTGTTCCATGCGCGGGTGCGGCGTGCTACGCGCCCGTTGCTGGTGTTGCCCTCGATGGTCTGGATGTACGAGCCGTGGTTGGCTTCCACGAAGCCGATGTGGTCCACCACGCCGCCGTCCCAGTTGAATATCACGATGTCGCCGGGTTTGGCGCTGCGCGTGCTGACCGCGCGGGAGCGTCCCGCGCTGAGCACGTATGGCACGTAGGCGGCGGGCAGTCCCGGGAACGCTTGGCCGGCACGGCTCATGACCCAGCTGACGAACATCGCGCAGAACGGGACGCCCGATGCGCCATAGTATGAGCCGTGGGATTGGGCGTACCAGCGCCCGTACTTCGTGCCCGGCTGCGGGTCGGTCCAACGGGAATAGCCGATTTCGCCCGCCGCGATGCGCAGAACTTCACTCGCCGTCGCCATAGGACACCTCCTCGATGGGTGCCACGTCAGCGGTCGCGTCGGCTCCCCTGGAGTCGGACACCGCGTAGGCCGCCTGAGCTGTCCCGGTCGTGGCGTCGGTGTCGGTGGCGATGATGTTGGCTTTGATCGCGTTGGTGAGCTGCTGTCCATGCACGGCGGCACCGGTCAGGTTGTTGTTGCGCCACCACGCGTACACGGATGCGATGACGGCGATGACGCCGGTGATCGCCGTGCTCACCTGATCGGTGGTGAACGGGAGCTGGCTGATGCCGGCGATGCTCAGGCCGGTCTGCGCGACGCTGAATAATTGGACGATGAGCAGGATGATCGCCTTGGTGCGTTCCACGGTCAGGCCGGGAATCGCCGGGCCGGTGGCCTTGTGGTCGGCCACGCCGGTGGTGTTTGCCATAATGGTTCTCCTTACAAAAGAAGTCCCACGGGTGTGGGACTTAGGTCAGTAGGTTTTATAGAGGCGGACGCCCAGATGGGCGTCCGCGTAGGTGACGCCGAACATCGTGGCCGGCATCGGAAGCCACCGTCACAGGTGCTCCCGCACGGTGACGGGCGCATCAACCGACTGGATGCCAGCCCGGATGGTCAATGTGGCCGTGCCGGGCTTGACGCCGTTGATGGTGATGCTCATGATGGCTTTCCTCCCAGCCGGGGCGCAATGGGCGCATTCTGGATATCGTTGTTGACCTGGGTGCCGTGGCCGTTGCCGCCCAATCCGTGATAGGCGTCGTAGACACGTTGGGCGCGGAGTTTGAAGTCATTGTCGGCGACGCCGTGGTGGTCGTGCACCATCGTGTCCTGCTGCTGTTCGAGCTTGCACAGCAGAAGCGTGCGCAGCGCCTCGTCTACGAGTTTTTCGTGTTCGCAGCCGCGCCTCATGTCGGCCATCAGCTGCTCATGCTCCGACCTTCGGGTCTCCTCGTCGGCGATCTGCGAGCGCAGGTTTTTGAGTTGGTGCCAGAGGCCGGCGGCTATGGCGCTGATGGCGGCGATGAGGAGGCCGGCGACGACGCTGGTGATGATGTCGTCAGCCATGTGGCTCCTCTCTGACGGGATGTCGCATTGGCGATCCTCTCTGTGTGTGGTGGTGGAATCCCACGGTGCGTTGGTATTGGTTAATACGGGTGGTCGGTGGCGGCGAACACGAGCGGTAGGCCAGCATTCTGCAGCAGGGTCACGAGTGAACGGTCATTGAAACCACACAGGCGGGTAAGCACCGTCACGCCCTCAGGTATCGGCACAGTCGTGTTCTCGATGCCCACGAGATACGAGCCGTCCTTTTTCTGCCACACGACGTTCGCCAGTCCATCAGGACATGGTTCTGGCGGATACAACCAGCACCATCCTTTGCCGGTGGCGGTTATCTCACAGCCCTCGTCGGTGGTCTTCGATGAGGCGGTCATACCACTAGGAGCCCACGGAGTGACCGGAGCACGGTCATCCATCGTCGGCGGATCGTAGAGATTCCGGATCCTCATCGGCGGTCACCCGCCTCAAGGCTAGTACGGCGCGGTCTGCGCGGTGAAGAAGCCCGGAAGCCCCCCCCCCCGAGGCGAGAGCGTGCGTGTCGGCCCGCTCGACGATGAAGTCCGTGGCCTTGCCGCAGCAGACGGAAAAATGACATTTGTCGGAAGCGGTCTGAACGTCGAACCGCATCACGTTGACGCCGATGGCGGCATTATCGACGGAGCCCAACTGCACGTGATGAGTCTCATCCCAGTATTGGATTACCGCTTTTTTGCTTCCGCGCTCCGTGACATTGCATGAGGCGACGTATCGTCCCGGCTGCAAAGACATTCCGCTCCCGTTTACGAAGTCCCTCCAATTGGACGGATCGCCGCTCTTTGCATCAATTGTCTCAGCGGGTTTTGCACACAGATTCGTCCGTCTCATTCCAATTCCTTTCCGGTCAAGAGCGTCCAGCCGTCGATGGTTTTCCGCCAGATTTCGCGCGGCCTGTCCACGAGGAAGAACATCGAATTGGCGTCCGCGGCGGCAGTACCGTACGCGCCGGTGTAATACCGCAGGCCATTGTGTAGTTTTTCGGTGCGCACCCACAGGTCGCCGACCGCTCCGTCCGGCTGGTCGGCCTGAAGGTATACGTGCTTGGTGACAGTGGTGCCACCGGCCTTGATGGTGACTTCCGCTGGCTGATAGCCGTCCGATTTGAGCGCGGCCGAGAGCGTGGTCGCATTGCTCACCCACGTCAAGGTCTGGCCGTCCAACGTGGCAACCGCGGCGTCCCGTGACGCCATGGACGCGTCCACGTCCGACGTGTGCCCGTCCAAATACACGGCCACCGGTTTGAGCCTGATGGTCGGCTGGTCGGGAATCTCATACGGGCCGGCCACGGCGAAGTCCACGGGTTCCATCCACAGGTCCGTCCGCATCGTGGCCGCGGGGAACCATTTGCGTAATTGCTCAAGGGTCTTTGCGGCTTCGCTGGCGGCGGCGGAAGCGGTATCGGCATGTTCCGCGCTGGCCGTCTCAGACGTCTTCGCCGCGGTCTCGCTGGCCTTGGCCTTATCGGCCGATGTGGCCGCATCATGCGCTTTGCCGGCGGCCGTGCTGGCGGAGGTATTGGCTGATTCGGCGTCCGCCGCCGCGCTGGCCGCGCTGGCCTTGGCCGCGGTCTCGCTGTCTTTTGCCTTCGCCGCCGAATCGGATGCCGCCGTCGCCGACCGTGCCGCCGCGCTCTCGGATGCCGATGCCGCCGACTTGGATTGTCCGGCGCTCTCGGCCGACTTCGCGGCGGCGGTCTCACTTGCATTCGCCGCACTGGCGCTCTCACCAGCCGCAGTAGCCTGCTCGGTCGCGGCCCTCATGGCCGTCTCCGCGGCCTGACTTGCCGCTTCGGCCTTGCTTTGGGCGTCGATGGCCTGCGCAGCCTTGTCGCCAGCGGTCTTGGCTGCGGTGTCGGCGGTGGCCGCGTCACTCTTGGCCTGCGCGGCCTTGTCGGTGATCTGCGCGGCGATCGACCGCGCCTCGCCGATCAGCCCCTGCGCCGTGGTCTCGGCTTCGTGCGCGAGACTGGCGCTGGATGCCGCCGCCGTCTGCGACGCGAGTGCCTTCGCGGCCGCATCCGCCGCCTTCGCGCTCTCCTGCCCGGCCACGCCCTCGCTGGCCTTCGCCGCCTGCGCGGAGCTTTCCGCACGGGCCACCTTGTCGTCGATCGACCCGATCTGATCCAGGACGGCCTGCGCGGCGCGGGTGACGGTCTCCCACGCGGCCACCGTCTCCGAGCTCTGGTCGAGCGTGGCGGGATCCACGTCCACCAGCCCTGAGTACTCCGCCGACTCCTTGTCGGGCACCTCGACGTATCGCACGATTCCGCCCGCCACCAGCTCGCTTACCCTCCACACCCACTGGGTGGTCGAGGGCATCACCTCCGCGGTGGCCTCGCCTTTGTCGAGCTTGACGGTCTGCGCGACCGGCAGGCGGATCGCGTCACGCACCGTCACACGTCTTGTGGGCACGAGGCTCACGCTGCCGTCCAGATCACGCCCCTCGGCGTCGGCCAGATGGAAATGCACCAATGTCATGAGTGCTCCTTCCTTTCGTCAGACCCTGAACATGCGGGACGCCCACGCGCATGCCGCGCAGATCGCGGTCACGGTAAGGCTCCCGGTGACGCTGATGATGATGGCGTCCATGCTCAGGCCTCGGTGAGGATGAGGGTGGCGGCGTCCAAGCCGGATACCGCGCGCACGCCGTCCCAGCGCCCGGCCCCTCCGTACGAGAACCACATCTGTTCGCCGTCGGTGGAGAGGAGGGTGATGCCGTCCGTGCTGAACGGGTTGGCCGCCAGCGCGGTCAGGCTCGAGGAGCCGGCCTGCCGGAGACGGGCATAGAAGTATGGCAGTCGTGTCGTGCCGTCCGTCTGCATGGCGAACGAGTTGAAGCAGCACAGCCATGTCCTGTCGGAGACGCGGACCGCGTATCCCTGCGCCGCGTTCCCGTATCCGACGAGCTCCCTGTACTCCACCGGGCCTGTCTGCGCGACGGCGGTGATGGTGCCGTCCGCGGCGGCGGTGATGGTCTTGCCGTCGGGCTTGACGCCGCCGATCGCGCCCGCCGTCGCCACGGGCAGGTCAAGGTTGAGGGTGCCGTCCCCGGCGACCTGGATGCCTTTGCCCCCTCCCCTGACGATGCCGAGCGCGTCCTGCGTGGCCTTTTTCAGGGCGAGGGTCCCGTTGGCGGTGCCGTGGAACTCGATGCCGTCGGGCATGGCGTTGTCTCCGAGTTTGAACGACAGGCCGAGTTTCTCGCCGTCGCACACGACGACGGGGAACGTGCGGGCGTTCGTGTAGTCGACCTTGCTGACCTTGACGCCGCCGAGGGTCGTGTCGCTCGCGACGGGCAGCTCGTACTGGGCCGCGGCGGCGTCGAGCGTGCCGTCGGCGCGCACGCTCAGGTTGTCGCCGGGCTTGACGACGCCGGCGACGGTGGCGGTGGCGACCTGCCCGGCATCCCCGGGATCGCCCTTGTCGCCCTTTGCTCCCCGCGGCAGGCCGAACGCGAGCGTGGTGTCGCCGGCCGCGTCCCGGGTGGCGGTGACGGTGGCGTCCTCGCCGGTGGCGAGGGTGCGGGCGGTCACGCCGGCGATCCGGCTGCCGCGGGGGATGTCGAGGATGAGGCTCATGTCGCCCGCGCCGTCGGTGGACATGCTGGCGCCCGCCTCCCGTGAGGGATTGACGGTGTTCGCGCCCACGCCGATGATCCTGTTGCCGCGTGGCACGCCGACCATCAGCGTGTAGTCGCCCTTGCTTCCGGCCTGCAGCATGCTCGCGGTGGCGGGCTTGTTGGGGTCCAGGGTGGTGGCGCCGGCGCTGGTGATGCCCGCGCCGCGCGGGATGGACAGGTCGAGGATGCGCTGCAGGCCGCTGCCGCGCAGCGAGGACGTGGCCGGCTGGTTCGGGTCGAGGGTGGTGGTGTTGCCGCCGGTGATGCGCGCGTCCGCGATGACCTGGTTGGCGGCCGCGACCGCGTTGTTCGCGTCGGTGATGGCGTTGTTGACGCGGATGATGGCGGCGTCGCCGTCCGCGATGAGTTGTTCGAGGCGGGTGAGGCTGTCCTGCCCCTGGGTGCTTTCGGCGTCCCATACGGCGCGTTCGACGACGCCCTTGAAGTTGCGGGAGCAGATCTTGGCGCCGTCCGCGGTGGTGACCTCCACGCCCAGGGCGATGACGCCGGGCTTGGCGATCGCCCGCCTGGGCAGCGTCGCCCGGTATGTGGCGGTCGCCTCGCCGCTTACCGGGCTCATGGTCACGCGGTCGCCGACCTCGCTGCCCGGCGCGGTGTTGTAGGCGAGCGCCACGCTCTTGATGCCGGTCGTGGAGGTGATTGGCTGGCCGTTGTCGGTGATGGCGACGGTGATGGTGCGTCCGTCCCTGTCGCCGGCGTTGAGTCGGATGTCGGCGATCCAGCTGTTGGAGAAGTCGAGGCTGATGGGCGTCTCGGTGACGTCGCGGAATCTGTCGAGGGTCATTTCCCTGTTCCTTTCGTGAGGTCGTTGAGGTGGGCGATGGCGTCGCGCAGGCGCCGGCGTGCGTCGTCTCCGGAGGTGTCCGCGGCGGCGTCATTGGCCGTGGCGAGCGCCGTCTGTGCCGGCTGGGGGTCGAGGATGTCGGCGACGGCGTCGAGCGCGTCCGTGATGAGCGTGACGCGGCTGGCCACGTAGTCGGGTGTGGCGATGGTGTACGAGGCTGGTTCGGGTTCGGTGACGTCGCTGGCGTCGACGCGCAGTCGGGTGCCGTCGTCGAGTTCGGCGATGAAGATGATGCCCCGGTCCTGCGCGGCCTTGAGCGCGGCGGGCTCGTATCCGGCGAGGATGCCCTCGCTGTTGCCGATGGGGTCGTGCGCCCAGTATCTGGTGATCCTTGGCATGGGTGTCCTTTCAGTTGATGCAGAATCCGTTGATGTACTCGGTCGTTGATTGGTACCAGGTGATGGTGCCGTCCGAGGAGGATGTGATTTTGGAGATGTAGTTGTGTTTGCCGTTGTAGGCGTGTGTGGTGGTGACGTGGGTGTCGGTGGTCTTGGCGACGGACAGGATGGGCGTGCTGATGCGCAGGCATCCGCCTTGCAGTTGGAGCCCGTAGTAGACCTTCGACGGGTTGGATACCTCGTACATGCCGCCCGAGTAGTCGATGTAGCCGACCTTCTTGCCCTTGCGGTAGCCGGCGAGCTGTCCGATGCTGTTGAGCTCGATGCCGTACCAGTCCTTGCTGCCGCACGCGAAGGTTCCTTCGGCGGTGATGCTGGTGGCGGTCATGCCGCGGGTGGTGAGTTCTCCGGTGTCGAGGTTCCATTGGTTGTGGCCGGCGGCATCGGAGAGCTTGCCTGTGTATATGGCGTTGGCGTAGATGCCGTTGCCGTCGGCGAGCGCGCGGAAGTCCCAGTCTCCGTTTGCCTTCTTGCTGTTGGCGATGCGCCAGTATCCGCCTCCGATGTGGATGCATTGGGTGGGGTTCTGGTCTTCGGGCTTGTCGTACACGTAGATGCCTTGGCCGGGTTTGAGGTATGTGTAGCCGCCGGTCGTGTTCATGATCTGGTTGATGCGGTTGATGAGGTCGGTGATGTATGGTTTGGTGCCGGTGGCGGCGTCGTTCCATGCGCCGGAGTTGGAGATGAGCTGGTCGAGTTGTCGGCGCCATGCGTCGTCCTGGTGGGTGATGCCTGTGGTGATGTTGCCGAGGGTGATGGTGGTGGCGGTCTGGTCGCCGGTGAGGTCCTGTTCGATCTGCAGGATGCGTCCTTCGAGGCGCAGGGGCGTGGGGAAGCTGGTGTCGATGATGTGGACGGTGTCGCCGATGTCGGTGCCTTCGGCGTTGACGCCGGCGGCGGCGAGGCTGGTGACGTCGCATTCGTATGAGACGACCGGCTGGCTGCGTGTCTTGAGCGCTTCCTTGGTGAGCGTCAGGAGTTGTTTGGGGTCTTCGCAGTCGGGGAATTCCGCGTCTGCCTCGCTGTGGATGCGGGTTCCGTTGGGGCCGGGGATGCCCCATATGGCGAGTGCCGTGGCGTCTTCGACGTAGGCCTTGCCGTCGTTGATGTCGGCGAAGCTGATCTTGCGGCTGTACCCGCCGGTCTCTTCCCCATCGTCGTCGGTCGTGGCGACGCCTTTGCCCCATCCGTAGAGGCGTGTGGCGACCTGGGTGGCGTCGATGGTGCGGCGGATCGAGGCGAGGTCCTTGCCGTAGGTGAAGCGTTTGGTGGGGGTGGTCGCGCCGCGCCGGCTGACGAGGCTGAGGGTGCGGGTCGCGATGCGCGTGCCCGTCGCGTCGGGCTGGTAGGTGGTGACGGCCTCGAGTCCGAACGTGGCGCAGATGTCCTGGATTGCGGAGAGCGCGTTGGTGTGGTAGAACGCGAGGTCGGCCTCGGTGGTTTTGGTGCCGTCGTGCACGGTGCCGAGAATCCATCGTGTGCCCGCGAGCGCTTTTTTCGCGCATGCGGAGGCGGTGGCCGTCCGGTTGCGTTTGTCCTCGATATACGTGGAGGCGAGTTCCTGGATGGCGTCGACGCAGTGCGCGGTGGACAGGGGAAGCCGGTCGGAGCGTGACGTATCGATGCTGTTGACCAGCCATTCTCGCCACAGGCCCATGTGGTCGCGCCATGCCACTCGGTCGCCTTTTTCGAGGTCGAGGTCGCTGAGCAGGTCGAGGTTGTCGGTGCCGTCCACGTTCTGCGTGCGCCGGGCGGCGAGGACGGTCATGGGGGCGGGTTTCGGGTTGCCCCACCGGTCGAAGACGTGGAACATGTCAGATCATCCATTCGGGTTCGTGCTCGCATCGGCCGGCGGCGCCGGACAGGGTGAGCGTGTTCATGCCCGGCAGCAGGGCGAAGTAGTCGGTGTCGAGGCTGACCGGGGCGAGGGTGCCGTTGGCGCGCGTCGTCTGCGCCTTGCAGTCGACCAGCACGCTCGTTCCGGCCGGCAGCGTGGCGGCCGGACGGATGTCGATGGTGTGGCCGCGCCCGTCCTTGATCGACAGGGCCGAGACGGCGCGGGAGGTCGTGAGCGTCAGGACGGGCCATGCCGGACGGTTGCCGGTGACGTGCAGGAGGTTCGCGCCTTCCCTGAGCGTGTGACGCTGGGCGCGGCCCATGATGTGCGGGTATGCGTCCATCACGATCGTGGTGGCGCAGTCCACGCGGCATGGTCCGAGCATGCGTTCGTCCCAGTCCTTGATCGTGACGCGACCCCGCCACTGCCCCGGCAGCTCCCGGTAGGACAGCGTCGAGCTGCGGCCGACGAGCGCGCCGAGGCGGCGTCGCGCGTCCATCATCTCGTCGTCCTCGCCGACGGTCACCACGCCGAGCGCGATCCTTCGCAGCCCGGGGTACGCGCAGCCGAGCGGGTCGTCGAGGGTCACGTCGTGGCTTCCGGCCATGCCGGGCGCGCTCTGGTATGCGACGGCCAGGTCGGGGGCCTCGATGGCGAGGACGCCGTCCGTGGCGGACAGCCCGTACCAGTCGAGCGGCCTGCCGTCGAGGAGGATGTGCATGAGCGGGTCGGCCGGCATGCGTTGGAAGACGCTCACAGTCCCATTCCTTTCCTTCGTCCCAGTTCCCTGTCCATCGCGGGGGCGAGCCGCGCCGCGACGGTGCGGTCGTCGAACACGAGGGTGACCGAGGTGCGTTCCAGCGCGTCCATCACGCCCTGGGAGATGTCCGCCACCGAGGGCCCCGGCTGTTCCGCGCCGGGCGTGAACATCTCCCTCGGAAGCTGGCGGCGGTTCATGGCCGCATACGTGTCGGCACCGTAATATCGGACGCTTTTGTCGTTGCTGACGAACTCGCCGCTGCGCAGCCTCGCGTTGGCGAGCGTGATGTTGTCCGCCTGCTCGGACATGGGCGGAGTGCCGGGCAGCAGCCCCTCCACGATGCCGCCGCCGTAATAGCCGCGCATCGCGAAGCCGTTGCCGGCGTAGTAGCCGCCCGTGTAGGAGATGGGACGGCCGATCATCGAGCCCTTCGTGCTGCGGATCGTCGTCTCGTTCGTGATCACGTTCGTGCGGATGGTGACGGTCTTGGACTGCAGCAGCTCGATGCCTTCCCGGATGGTGTGGATCGCGTTCGATGCGAGGTCGTTGACCCTCACGGTCGTGGTTTTCTCCGCTGGTATGAGGCGCATGCTGCCGACCATGTTGTCGACCTTGAGCTTGACGTCGCTGGTGCTCAATCCGAGCCGGTCGAAGGCGGCTTGCAGGTCACCGGTCTGTCCGCTTGCGATGCCCGATTGGACGATGAGGTCCCTGAGCTTGTCGGTGTTCAGCCCGTACGCGTCGGCCGACGCCTCGGCCTCCTCCTTGCTCATGCCCATCTGCTGGGCGAGCTGGACGTACTGGTCGCGGGCCCTCTGGACGATGGGCGTGACCTGTTCCAGTCCCTCGCCGTTCTTCGCGTGGGCGAGCATGGCCTTCTGCGCGGCCTCGGCCACGTCGTTCAGGGCGCTCGTGTTGTCGCGGCCCTTTTCGGTGTTGATGTCGAGCGTCCTGCCGTTCTTCCCGACCGCTTCGGATGCCTTGTCGAAGCTGGATTCCAGCGCGATAGACGCGTTGGACGCGTCCAGCGCGAAACCGTAGTAGGTGTTGAGCGCGTCGATGACCTCGCCCAGCGCGGCGCCCGTCTCGTTGACCGCGTCCTTGGTCGCGCCGAAGCTCTCCTGCAGGATCGTGTCGGAGTCCGCGGCCTTGGCGGATGCGTCGGCGGCCCCGGCCAGCGCGTCGTTGCCGGTTATGAGGGCCGCGGTCCTGCCCATGCTGGCCTCGGTCGCGGCCTTCTCCGCCTCGGCCGCGTCCTTGGTCGCCTGCTTGAAGATGTTCTGCTGTTCGGCGAGCGCCCCGTAGGCGGCGTTTGACGGGTTGTTCCACCATTGGTCGATGAGGTTGAGGCTGGCCGCGTATTTGTCGGCTTGGGCGTGGACCTGTTCGATGGCGTCCTTGTCGCCTTGGATGGCTTTGATGTAGGTATTGTGGCTGATGCCCATGCGGTCGATGGCTTCGGCGATGTCGTCGTATCCGCTGGCCCATCGGCTGAGGAAGTCGTCGGTGTATCGGCTGGATGAGCTGTCGGAGAGTGCCTTGCCGAAGTATTCGGCCGCGGTCTGTCCGCTCTGCAGCGCTTGGGTGAGTTCGTCCACTCGTTGTGCGGCGGCCTGCTGATCCTGCGCGAAATCGAACAATGCGAGACCGGCTGCCGTTATGGCAATGCCCCATGGGCCTCCGAGCAGGTCGATGACGCCGCTGCCCATGGTTTTCAATCCGGTCATGACGCCTGAGGTGCGACTGACGGTGCTGCCGAAAACCTCCAGCTGACGGCTCTGGGTTGAGAACGCCGCCCCGATTTGCGTGGCGCCCGTATACAGTTGCGAGCTCATGGAGATAAGCCGCTGGCCGGGGTCGAGAACCATGCCGAGATTCTTTGACAGCTGGCTGCTGCTTGAATTCAACGGTGCCATCGCGCGGTGAAGCGCGACGATGCCTCCGGCGAGCGCCGTGGAGAGGACGATGGTCTGTTGGACGGGGGCGGGCAGTTGCCCGAATCCGTCCACGAGCATGTCGATGGTCTGGACGAGCTTGCGCAGGGGGCCCTGCCCGCCTTCGCCGAGCTTGATCATCATGCTTTCGAAGCTGCCGCTGAGGTTTTCCAAGTCTCCGCGCAGGTTGTCGTTCTTGGCGGCGGCCTGCTGGGCGGCGTACCCGGAATCGGAGACCTTCTCGGTCCAGTCGGCGATGCCGTCGGCGCCCTCGTTGTAGAGCACGTTGGCGGCGCGGATCGCGTCGGAGCCGAAGATGGTGGCGAGCGCCTGGTTGCGTTGTTCCTGTGTGAGTCCGCTCATCTGGGTCTGGAGCTGGCCGGCCAGGGCTTTGAGGCCGATGAAGTTGCCTTGGGCGTCGTAGGCGCTGATGCCGAGCTCGTCCATGAGGCTCTGCGCTTTTTTGGTGGGGTTGGCGAGCGCGATGAGCATGCTTTTGAGGCTGGTGCCGGCGTCGGATCCGGTCATGCCGGCGTTGGCGAAGCTGGTGAGGGTGCCGACGGTCTCTTCCATGCCGATGCCGAAGCTGTTGGCGACCATGCCTGACTGTTGGAGGGCGTAGCCGAGGTCTCGGGCGGAGCCTTGCGCCTTGCCGGCGCCGGCGGCGAGGGCGTCGGCGATGCGGGTGGCGTCGGCTCCGGTGAGGTTGAACTGGGCCATGGCGGAGCTCATGAGTTCGGCGGCTTCGGCGACTTCCATGCCGTCGGACGCGGCGAGGTCGAGTGCGCCGTTCAGGCCGCCGGAGAGGATGTCCGACGTGCTCATGCCGGCCTTGCCAAGCTCGTTGATCGCGTCGGCCGCGTCCGTGGCGGAGTACACGGTGTCGGCGCCGGCGTCGATGGCCGCCTGGCGCAGCAGGGACATCTCGTCGGCGCTGGCTCCGGTGTTGGCCTGGACGGTCGACATGCCGGCGTCGAAGTCGGCGGCCATGCGTACGGCGGCGACGCCCAATGCGGTGGCGGCGATGCCGGCGGCGGCGATTCCGGCGGTCAGGAGCTTCGTCTTGCCGCCCGACGCCTCCATGGTGGTGGAGGTCTTCTCGGCCTCGGCGGACACCTTGGCCATGCCGGCGGTGAATTTCGACGTGTCCGCGAGCAGGCGGACGGTGATGTTGCGGTTCAGCCCGCCTGCCATGGTGGTCTCCTTATCTTGCCTTGATGGCGGTGGTCAGTGACATGGTCTTGATGCCCGCCTCGCCGTCGTGCTGTTTGCGCCAGTCCTCGGCGGCGATGTCTCGCATGAGGCTGATCTGGCACACGCCCGCCTCGGCCGTGTACCGGGTGGGCGTCAGCTCGTCGTGGCATACGCTCACGGGCATGCCGCAGCGCGGGCACAGGCTGTGCTCGTAGTCGTCGAGGGCGAGCATCCAGTCGCGTTCGGTCTGGTCCCATTCGCTTTCCGGCGTGTACCCGGTGATGCGCCGGTGGCCATCGCGCTCCACGCGATAGGAGGGCTCCCACCCGAGCCAGCGCTTGTAGCTGATGCCGAGCCTGGCGCAGATCCTCAGTTCCCGGACGAGCCCCGGATTATCCTGGAGGCTTGGCCGAGGTAGTCTTTTGGGTCGATCATCCTCGCGTTGAGGTTCTGGATGGCGTACCAGACGGGCGACAGCTGCCCGTCGGACAGTTCGGGGATGATGGCGGCTATGTCCTCGACGGGCGTGTCCGGCACGCTCTTGCGGATCATCAGCCTGAGCGCGTCGGCGGTGATGTCCTCGAGGCGCTGCGCGGGGCGCCCGTCCTTCGTGGTGGTCGTGTTCGCCTCGAGCACCTGCCTCCACTGCGACAATGGCAGGGCCTCCAACGTGAGGTGCACGATCTGCCCGGAGACCTCCTCGCGCAGCTCGTCGATCTGTTTGGCGATGCGTTTGGCCGCGGCGTTCGCGCCCTCGGTGACGTGCGACGCCGCCGCCCGGGCGAGCTGCTCGCCCAGCTGCGAGATCCGTTCTGCCTTCTCCTGGTCGAGGATCAGGTCGACCTCGACGCGCTTGCGCTTGACTTCCAATGCCATGGTGCGTTCCTTGTCTCGGTTTCGCGTCCCTTTGGTGATGAGGGGGTTCCGTGCGGGGAAAGGAATGCGGAAAGCCCGCACGGAAGAATGATGGTCAGGCGTGTGAGGCCGCGGCCGCCGCGATCTCGGCGGTTTCGGACTCCCAGCCTGGCGCTTGCGCGAACAGGGGGATGGCGCTTCGGATCATGGTGTTCGCGTCCGGGTTGAGGACCTTCTTCTCGCCGCACTTGACGCTCACGACGGTGAGCTTCTGCCCTGCGGCGAGGGCCGCGTCCGTGGCCATGCCGCGACGGCGCACGATGAATCCGGAGTTGCCTTCGGCCATGAGCGTGACGGCCTTGTTCTGTTCCGCGTGCTCCGTGTTCGTGTTGTCGATCACCTCGATCGAGATGTCGCCGGCGGATTTGCGGCCCGGTGCTCCGAAGTCCTGCGTGCTGTTCTCGCGCTGGTCGCTCACGGTGTCCTGGGAGGGCTCGAAGGTCCAGCCGCCGAGCATCACGTAGTTCGAGATGTCGGTGCCTGCTTCCAGCTCGGCCATGGTCGGGCGCTTGATGTCGGCGATGGTCGGCACCCACAGTGTGGTGATGTTGCCCTCGGCGCTCGTGCCGGGGATCTCGGTGCCCAGTTTCAGGGTCATGATGTTCTCCTTCGATGGGGAAGGCCACCTCGTATGGGATGGCCTTGAAGACTTCTGGTAAATGATTGGTTGTCTACGGGCGGGTCCACGTGAAGCGGAACCGCAGGACGCGCACCTGATAGCGGCGCGACGTGTCGTCGGCGGTCAGGCCGGCCGCGTACGCGCCGGAATCC